ACCGACTGGTTTTACTGCTGCGCAAAGCAGCACTGTTTGACCAGATGGTAAGTAAACGCCAAGGCATTAAGCCTGTGGTGAACAATGGCCCACGAACAGCCAAGCCTGGTGCAGCTGGTCGGGTTTCGACAACAACTGAGAGTGTGCGAGCAAAGCAGCGTCTTGCAAAAACTGGTCGCATCGATGATGCGGCTTCTGCAATTGAACATTTATTGAAATGAGGAAATTATGACTATCGTTAGTAACACGTTCCTGACTTACTCTGCAAAGGGTATTCGGGAAGATTTGAGCAATATTATTACAAATATAGCTCCAGAAGAAACTCCATACGCTTCAAACATTGGCCGTGAAAACGTGTCCAATGCTTTGTTTGAGTTCCAAACTGATACGCTTGCCGCAGCTGCTGCTAATGCACAGCTTGAGGGTGACGATGTCGCATCTTTTGATGCGGTGACTGCTACTGTGCGTATGCAAAACTACTGCCAGATTTCACGCAAGACAATCATCTTGTCAGCCACTGAAGAAGTGGTCAACAAGGCAGGCAGGCGCTCAGAATTGGCCTACCAAATCGCGAAAAGGGGCGCTGAATTACGTCGCGATCAAGAATTCTCTATGCTGAATGGCGCAGTGGCCGCAGCTGGTGATTCTACGACTGCCCGTGCGACTGCTTCTTTGGGTGCGTTTATCAAAACGAACACAGACAAGCAGACCAATGGTACTGATCCATCTTATACAACGCTGCCAAACAGCGCCCGTACAGATGGCAACGTGCGCACATTCACTGAAACCATTCTCAAGAATGTGATTCAAAAAGTGTGGTCACAAGGTGGTACACCTAAGATTTTGATGTGCGGTCCTGTTAACAAACAGCGCGTGTCAGGATTCTCTGGTATTGCCTCAAGCCGTTTCAACATTGATGGAGGCGCAAAGCCAGCAACCCTCGTGGGCGCTGTCGATATCTACGTTAACTAATGGCGTCGATAAGCAGTAATGCTTATTTGTAACTGGGTGAATTCGGTGAACCTCCTAACTGTCAGGCCGGACAGAGGACAATACCGAGCCAAGCCGAGAAATCGGAAGGTGTAACGACTAGAGGTGAGAGCCTCGTAGGACCAAGCGGTCCGAAGTGCCCAGCCCCTCACAGTGAGGGTGAAGAGATAGTCTGATCTACCAGGTAACTGGTAGCCTCGAAAGAGGGATGAGAAAATAGCGAGTCTCATTTAACATTGATGCAGTGATTTCGGCAATGTGCAAGTGATTGCAAACCGCTTCCAGCGTGAGCGCGATGCATGGGTTCTTGATCCTGACTACGCCAAAATGACTATGCTGCGCCCTTATCAGCAAGTCGAATTGGCCAAGACTGGCGATGCTGAAAAGCGTATGCTGATCGTTGAGTGGGGTCACAAGGTGACTTCTGAGTTGGCCCATGGTTTGGCCGCTGACTTGATCACTTCTTAATCGAAGCAACCGGAAAGGGCCAGGGAAACTTGGCCCTTTTTTTAACATGATTCACAAAAGACTATTTAGCGAAAACAAAGATCAAGGCATCAAACGAATCTGGCATGAAAACCCAGAGACTGGCGATGTGACCATTGAGACCCAACAAGATGTCACAGCGGTGATTGAGGCCAACAAGGCCATCTATAACGCTGTGGATGAGAAAGCCAACTGGACTGGTGAGTGGCACTTGGTGGCATCCATCCCCGAATCCCTTTATTACAAGATGAAGGCCGAAGGCAAGATCGATGACCAGGAGTACATGAAAAAATGGCTCAACGATTCCGACAATAAATTTTTTAGAACCCGCCCTGGACAAGTATGAATTACATTGCAGTCTGCACACCGGCCCGTGATCAGGTCCACACAAATTACACCTACTGCATGGTGAATATGGTGGCCTATCACACACTCAACACGACAGACGCTATCAGTCTGAAATTGATGCAAGGCACGATCATTCAAAACCAAAGGGCTGACCTTTGCTTGGATGCCATGGCCGAAGGCTGCACCCACATTCTTTTTATTGACTCGGACATGACGTTTCCACAGGACATGGTCCAGCGGCTCTTAAAGCACGACAAAGAGATTGTGGCTGCCAACTGTGCCAGGCGCAGAATGCCCACTGGCCCAACTGCCCAGAACTATGACGCTGAAGGCAAGCGCCAGGCGGTCTACACCATGCCAGAATCGACTGGAATTGAAGAGGTGGGAAGCATTGGCACTGGCATAATGCTGATCAAGCGCGAGGTGTTTGAGGGCATGAGCGAGCCATGGTTTGATATGCCATGGCAGACCACACGGGGCTACATGGGTGAAGATGTGTTCTTTTGTAAGAAAGCTCAAGAGCTGGGCTACAAAGTCTACATCGACCATGACGTTTCAAAGGAAATTGGCCACATTGGCACGTTTGAATTTCGCCATGAACACACTTGGATTGTGAAAGAAGAGATGGAAAAAGAGGCCCAATAATGGCACTGACTACATACACAGAGCTGAAGACATCCATTGGTGACTGGCTGAATCGGTCGGACCTGACGGCAGCCATTCCTGACTTTATCTCTCTGGCCGAGGCACAAGTTGAAAGAACACTGCGCACCAGGCAGATGATCGTCAGGGCCAATGCGTCTTTTGATGCGCAATATGGCGCTGTGCCAAGTGACTTCTTAGAGACCAAATCCCTCAAGCTCACAAGCACAAACCCCCAGACCCCATTGCAGTTTTTGAGCATTGATGCCTTGGACAATGAGGCGGCCAATTACACGGCCAGTGGCAAACCCAAATTCTTTGGTGTGGTCGGTGGCCAGTTTCGGATTGTCCCGACACCAGACAGTAACTACACGACCGAGCTGACCTATTACGCGAAGTTGACAAAGTTATCAAGCAGTGTGGCCAGCAATTGGCTTTTAGCCTCAAGCCCTGACATTTATCTGTATGGGGCATTGCTTCAGGCTGCACCATACTTGCAAGATGATGCGAGAATCCAGACATGGGCAACACTCTATGAGCGAGCCTTGAACGATTCACAAACTGCCGATGATCGCGGTGCATCTTCTGGTGGTGCATTACTGACCCGTGCAAAGACTTTTGGATAAGGACTAGACCATGTCATCTTTTACCGACTACACCGAAAACCTAGTTCTGACTTGGGTTTTCACAACTGGTGCGGCAACGCGCCCCACGGCTTGGTATGTTGGCCTTTTCACAGCTGCACCCAGTGACACGGGTGGTGGCACTGAGGTGTCTGGCAGTGGCTACGCACGGGTAGTGACTGGCACGATCTCTGGCTCTGGCACGGCCACCACATTCACCAATGCAGCGGCCATCGAGTTTGCAGCTGCCAGCGGTGGAAACTGGGGATCAGTTGGCTGGGCTGGCATTTTTGATGCAAGCACTTCTGGCAATCTTTTAGCCTGGGCGCCATTGACCACAGCGCGCACCATCAATGATGGCGATGTCTTGCGCATTCCAGCCACATCCTTGAGCATCACTTTGGCCTGATATGGCAGCCTATGGATCGGGGAATTTTGGTGTTGGCCAATACTCTGATCCGAGGGTAGGCTACGGCTACGGCTCTTACGGCAAGGGCAATTACTCCAGAGGCACATTTGAGCCTCAAGTGATCATCACAGACACCAGCACCATGGCGGTGGCTGGTGTTACTGTTTCCAACGCCCAATTTGAGATTTTTGACACATCCACCATGGCGGTGGCTGCCATCAGGTATGTCTCTGCTGCCATAGCAATCACATCCACCAGCACAATGACTGTGCAGGCCAATGAGATATTCGATGGTGCAATGGCCATTACCGGCACAAGCACCATGGCTGTGGCGGCCAATAGGCTGACAACTGCATCAGCCACAATCAGTGACACAAGCACCATGGCCGTGGCTGGGGTGCGTTATGCGGTGGGCGCAGCCGCCATCAGTGACACAAGCACCATGGCGGTGGTTGGCCTCAGATACGCCATTGGCGCGGCCAGCATCACAGACACATCGACTCTGACTGTCTCGACTAGCATTATTGGCAATTCTGGCTTTAATGTTGTGGCCACCAGCACCATGGTGGTAAATGCGCAGCGCAGGCAGCCTGGTGCAATTGCATTTACAGAATCGTCATCCATGGCGGTCAATGCAAGACTAAAATGGGAAGCAGAAAGTGACACGGCAGAATCTTGGGGTGCAATCTCTGATAATTCAGAAACTTGGACACCGATCTCTGACCAGTCAGAAACATGGGATGCAATTAGTGATTCAAGTGAAACTTGGACTCCAATTGCTGATAATAGTGAATCTTGGCAAATTGCCGCATGAGGTGAAAAATGGCTGATACAACCACCACGAATCTATTGCTGACCAAACCCGAAGTCGGTGCATCCACCGACACCTGGGGAACGAAGATCAATACCGATCTGGACACAATTGACGCATTGTTTGATGCTGGTCCAGTGCTAAAGGTCACAAAAGGTGGAACTGGTGGCGCTACTGCATCAGCAGCCAGGACAGCGCTTGGCGTGGCCATTGGCACTGATGTGCTGGCCTATGACTCCAACTTGCAGAGCTTTGTCACTGCATTCACATTGCCCACGGCTGACAGCACAGCCAATTATGTTTTGAAGACAAACGGCTCTGGGACATTGGGTTTTGCAGCTGCTGCCACTGGTGATGCTGTACTGTCAGCAGATCAGACCTTTACAGGCACAAACACATTTTCTGGCTCTAGCAGCAAAACAGCCATTGTTCTAAACGATGCAGCAGAGGTAGCTACAGTATCTGCAACAGCAGCCACAGGCACGATTAACTACGACATTACAACTCAGTCTGTTTTGTACTACACAAGCAACGCAAGTGCTAACTGGACAGTTAACTTCAGAGGCTCTAGCGGTACATCTTTGAACACTTTGATGAGTACAGGTCAATCAATGACTGTGGCTTTCTTGGTCACTCAAGGCTCTACGGCTTACTATAACTCTGCTGTGCAAGTTGATGGCACGACTTCTGGAGTTACGACAAGGTGGTTAGGTGGTGCGCCTACTGCGGGAAATGCAAGTGGCATTGATAGCTACAGATATTTGATTATCAAGACAGGTAGTGCGACTTTCACAGTCTTGGCAAGCAACACACAATTTAAGGCTTAAACCATGCCATTACAAGCAACTTCTGGTGCGGCTAGTTACGATGCCTTTGGTGGTGGTGTTCCTGTTGTGCCAGCTTATATCGAAGAAGTGTTTAGCACGTATCTTTATACAGGCAATGGAACAACTCAGACCATTACAAATGGCATTGACTTGTCTACTAAGGGTGGATTGGTTTGGATTAAAGACAGGGTTGCAACTCCTCCACATCTGTTAATTGACACAATAAGAGGCGGCAACAAGTTTGTATCTTCAAACACTACTACTGCTCAAACAACAACATCAATTATTTCTGCGTTTAACACCACAGGGTTTTCTTTAACTGCAGACACAGTTGTTGGTGATTGGAATTGGAGTGGTGACAACTACGCCTCATGGACATTCCGCAAGCAACCAAAGTTCTTTGATATTGTGACTTATACGGGCAATGCAACTAATAGAAGAATCTCACATTCTTTGGGTAGCACTCCAGGATTTATCATTGTTAAATGCACAAGCACAGCACGAAATTGGTATGCGTGGCATCGTAGCCTCACACCAACTACAGAAGCCTACATGATTCTGAATGGCACTTCTAGTGTGACTACGGGCGATACAAATTTTTGGGGAACTTCTGCTCCAACAAGCACAGATTTTGGTGTAGGTGGCGCATATTCTGGTGTAAATGCAAATGGTGATACCTATGTAGCCTACCTATTCGCCCATGACGCAGGAGGCTTTGGTCTGACTGGTACAGACAATGTGATTTCGTGTGGGACATTTACTACTAATGGCTCTGGTGTTGGAACAGTAACTCTTGGGTATGAGCCTCAATGGGTTTTGTGGAAGCGTTCTAGTGGAGTAGGTGATTGGTTTCTTGTTGACAACATGAGGGGAATGACAACGCCTGGAACTTTTGGAGGCGCAGCCTTAAGACCTAATTTGTCAGACGCTGAACTTACTGGTGCAGATTATACGCAACCAACTGCAACTGGTTTCATTGCAAACAGCAGTAGTTCGTCTGATTTTATCTACATATCAATTCGTAGAGGCCCAATGAAAGTGCCTACGAGTGGGACAAGTGTTTTTAAACCTGTTTTATACACAGGAACTGGTGCAGCTGGACAAACAGTTACTGCTAGTGGAATGAACCCCGCAGATACCATGTGGCATTTACGCAGAGTTGGTGATTTCCAAACCAGGTGGGATAGATTAAGAGGCGGTGGTTATTTAGACCAAGGAACAACTGCACAAGATTCAGTTCAAAGTCTTGCTTTTGATTTGATGACAGGAAGTAAATATCTTACCTATGATTCAAGTTGGGGTAGTAATGCAACATCAAGTGATATGTTGAATTATTACTTTAGTCGTGCGCCTAATTTCTTTGATGTTGTTTGCTATACAGGTACAGGAACTGCAACAACTGTGACGCACAATTTGGGTGTTGTACCTGAATTAATAATTGTTAAAGGACGTTCTGGCGCAACTGCCTGGCAAATATATTCAAGCGGATTAGCAAATACAGAGTATTTAGTTTTAAATACAACAGCCGCTAAAGCAACTGGAGCAACTAGATGGAACAGTACAACCCCAACAAGTTCTGTTTTTAGTATTGGTACTGCATCAGAAGTTAACACAAGTGCGGCAACGTATGTAGCTTATTTATTTGCCACTTGTGCTGGTGTTTCTAAAGTAGGTTCATACACAGGAAATGGGTCAACACAAACAATAAACTGTGGTTTTACTGGTGGCGCAAGATTTGTAATGATTAAAAAGACAAGTGCAACTTCTAGTTGGTTTGTTTGGGACACCTCCAGAGGAATGACAGCAGGGACAGACCCTAGATTATTTTTAAACAATCCTGACGGAGAAACAAACACCAATTGGGTTTATACAGCTTCTACTGGATTTGAAATTGTTACATCAGATACAAATATAAACGCATCTGGAAGTTCATACATCTTCTTGGCAATCGCATAAGGAAAAATCATGCAAGTACGAATTCAATCAACTGGACAAGTAATGTACGAAAGTGAATTTCGTGCATACACAAAAGCCAATGGTGGCCCATCATGGGACATAACAACAACTGAAGTCTTAGATGCTTTGGGTGCTGATGTAGTCTTTGAAGGCCCACAAGCTACTGGTGGTACTGTTTACCAATACTCTCAAGCCTCTGGTGTTGAGCAAGTAGATGGCAAGTGGTACACAAAGCACATCCTTGGCCCTGTGTTTACAGATACGACTGTCGATGGCGTAACAACTACAGCCCTTGAGCATGAGACTGCATACAAGGCTCAGAAGGATGCTGAACAGGCTAAGAGTGTTCGTGCTACTAGGGACACTAAGTTGTCTGAAAGTGACTGGCGCGTGATCAAGGCTGCTGAGACTGCAACCACACTGGATGCAGCCTGGGCTACTTATCGCCAGGCACTGCGCGATGTGACTGGCCAGTCTGGATTCCCATGGACCATCACATGGCCTGACGCGCCTTAATGAGCCATGGATGCCGACACTGACAAGCGCCTAGCGGTGCATGAGGCCATTTGTGCCGAGCGATATAACTCCATTGCCAACACCTTAAAAGAAGGTGATAGGCGAATGACCAAGATTGAATATCTGCTTTATGCAGCAATCTTGGCCGTTTTGCTTGGACCAGGTGTGGCTGCCGAATTCGTCAAAAAGATTTTCGGGCTATGAAAGACTGGGCCGTGGCATTTATCGCTGCGGTCTGCATCACGGCCCTTGTGGTCTGGTCCACATACATTATTGTTTGGGCAATGAAATGACAAAAGCACCAGTTAAAAGAGCAGCGGCCAAGGTCGCACCAGTTAAACGATCAAGGCCAAAGCCTCAACCAGCAAGCCAAGTCAATGTGACTTTGGCTACACCAGCTGCTGCACCACCAGCGCCAAAGCCAGAATCCAAAAAAGACGACTCAACTGCGGGAAAAATTGTTGAACTGATCAAGTGGG